CATTCGTCCAGGTAAGATTAATGAGTTTAACATCGATGCACTATGCAAGGAGATTTATGAGATTATTGATGATCTGTCCGTCAAGAGGCCGTCCCGATAGGGTACAGGATATGCTGAAGAGTTTTTATGACACACGGTCTTACGATACTGAGATATGTATAGCAATATCAAAAGACGATCCTAGGTTTGAGGAGTATCAGGTAGACGAGAACATAATAGTCTGCGATAGCAGGTACACAGTCGACAAGATTAATTTTATTGCTACAAAGATACATCCAGGTGTAGAGTATTATGGGATCATTGATGACGATCAAATTTTTCGTACCAAAGGCTGGGATACGAGATTCATCGAGGAGATTGAGGCACATGGCGGCTGGGGCCTGGCGTGTGGTGACGACAAGTTTACCAAGGATTGGCATAAGGAAAAACATCCTAACGGCTGTGTTGTATCGGGAAATTTTGTTAAATTGTTCGGGTATATGGTGTACCCATTATTTCGACACACCGGCGTTGACCATTGGCAGGCGGATCTGTTCGGCTTCGCGCAGTGTTTGTATTATTGTCCGGATGTGGTTATAGAGCATATGCACGCTAACGTCGGCAAGGCGCCGATGGACGACAATTACAAATGGGTTTACTCTAAGGAGGTGTATGATGAGGGTATGAGCATTTGGCAGAATTGGAAGGCAACACAGATGTATAAAGATGTTTTGAGATTAGCTGCGGCAGCAGACAACCAGGGAGGTAAGTAAATGTTTAAACCTAAATCAGTATTGATGACGTGCCCGACATTTGGGCTGGATCCTAACCCCAACCAGTGGTTGGCAACATTCATGGGTGCGCTTAATGAGTTTAGCTTGAGAGGTTTTAAGGTTAACACGTATTTTCCGTATCGGAGGCCCATCGCGGAGGCAGAGAATGAGATCGCTAACATGGCGTTAACTACAAATTCAGATTACATTTTCCGCATGGACGATGATATATGGGGTTTTCAGAAAGATTTCATCAACAAGCTTATTGACGCAGACAAGGATTATATCTCGGGGGCGATGTTCATCGCGGGATTTCCGTATTCGCGGTGCGCGTTTGAGAGGACAGACAAGTCTGTTCCATTGCCGGATATATATGCGAAGAAGCTCCTCTTATTAAAGGAGGTTGAGGGCCGGGGCATTATACCATGTGATCTCACCGCGACGCCGTTTACTCTTATCAAGACCTCTATATATGAGAAGATGATGCCGCCGTATTATGAGTCGAAGAAAGGCGTGGCGATGGATAGTATATTCTGTCAGAAACTTTTAGATATGAACATACAGCCTTATGTCCATATGGATGTGCAGGTTAATCATCGGCATGTCACGCATTGGAACAGGCACTATCTCTATAACGCTGAGGCACGAGCGCTTCTCATGAGTGGAGTACTCCCTAAGAACTCACCGTTCTATAATATCTTAGCAGAGCAGTTTGGGCCGGACGGTAAGAAAGATATCCTCATGCTCAAGGGGCTTAAGATAGACTTGGCCTCGGGTACGGGAGCGTCATGTGATAATTGATATTGATGAAAATCAAAATCTAGACAAAGGAACAAGCGATGCATATAAGTTGTTTCGCGCGCCGATAAATATTATCAAGGGCGATCATGTGTGGTTTGACTTAAAGACTAAACGGGTTCTAAAGGTTGTTCGCCACGGAAGGGTGGTTTATAAGAGAGGGGCCAGAGAATGAACAATCTTGTGTTGTGTCCTACGCGCGGGCGGCCGGAGATCCTCAGGAGAATGCTGGAGAGCTATTTTCTCACTAAGTCCGATGAAACGGATATTGTGGTTTATCTTAATGATGATGATCCTTGTGTGGGCCGGTATCGTGAGGTATGTGATTATGCCTCGTCTTATCCGGTGCGTTATATCATCGGGCCGAGGCTGTATCTTGCGCAGGCGTATAACCTCTTGTTTGAGAGATACAAGGATGTGGAGTTCTATACGCCTATCAATGATGATCACGTCTTCGTGACGCCAAAATGGGATGAGAAGCTTATCTCTATAATCAAAATGCGCGGCAAGGGCTGGGGCCTGGCCGCGGCAAATGATGGCGGGGTTACGGCGTGGGATGTGTGGCAGCATCCGTCGGGATGTGTTATCTCAGGCAACATCCCGAGAACGCTTGGGTATATGATATACCCAAGAATGCAGCATATCGGCATCGATGATTACTTCCAATTCCTATTACAGGGAATTGATAGGTTGTTTTATGATCCGGATATACTTATAGAGCATATGCATTGGATCGTGGGCAAGGCGGTTTGTGATGAGAATTATAGGTTTGTTTATGGGCCGGAGCAGCAGGCTTATGGGAGGATGATTACGGATGAATATCTTTCGGGACAGGTTAAGAGGGATGTTGACAAGCTTAAGGAAGCCATTTCAAAAGAAAGTTCAGGAGATACGGCCGATACCAGCGCCGCAGGATGATTTTAGGGATATCATGCCGACTCCGGCGCCTATCGCTCGCGTGGCGGCACCGAGGCCGCTGGGATGGTTTCAACAATGGCGCAAGAGCTGGACGAGGGTTTTTGGAAATGAGAAATGCCAGGTGTGTGGAGGCCTCTTGATCCGCAACAACCCGGATCAAGTGATAAATTTTTGCTCTAAGGGCTGCCGGGTCAGGCGGCATAATAAAAGAGTCGTGATCAGCGCGGCTCAGGCGAGGGGGTGAGTTGCATGGGTGGATATTGGTCGGTACCGTGGTTTTGGTATTGTTTAAGCGCATTGTATTTGTTCGGCCAGAAAGCGGACACATTGCAGTGGACTAATCTGTATCTGTTTATCATCGCTGTGGAGATAACAATGCTTGTTTCAAAAGATAATAATAACAATAAAGCGAAGGAGTAGAAATGCCGAGGCCGGTGAGAGTACTTGCTTTTGATTGTGTCCATGTTGAGATAAGGCGCCGGTTCATTTTAAGGTGCTTGGGGCGTAAGTTCTTATCGCGTAATGGTTATGAGATTATTATGAAGGAGTTGGCGAAGCTGGAGAGAGCGGAGAATAGGATTCGCCATGCTAAATCGGTCGTCGAGAGGGTATTGGATCGCGCGGACTTTTAATAGAGAGGGGTTGACAATAGAATCTGTTTAGAGTATACTTTTGGGCATAAGTTAATCAGAGAGGAGAGCTATGCCTGGAGTCGATACTCTTAATATAGTTTATGTAGATATTAAAGACTTAAAACCTGCGGAGTATAATCCAAGAACAGCTCTCCCTAAAGATATTAAAGATTTAAAAGAGTCAATCACTAGGTTTGGTTTGGTTGACCCTATAATAGTTAATTCAGCAGCAGGCCGCCATAATATAATTATTGGCGGTCATTTTCGTTTACGGGTGGCAGCGGAGTGCGGGCTCATGCAGGCGCCGGTTGTGTATGTAGATGTGCCGGATATTGAGAAAGAAAAAGAGCTTAACCTTAGACTTAATAAGAACACGGGCGCGTGGGATTGGGAATTGCTGGCTGGGTTTGATGAGGTGATGTTGAAGGATGTGGGGTTTAGCTCGGATGAGATAGACAAAGCGTTTGGATTAGAAGAGTCCTTAGGCGATAATGATGTTCCTGCCAAAAGAGAGACGAGTATTCGGGTTGGGGATATGTTTCAATTAGGAGCTCACAGGCTCTTGTGCGGCGATGCTATTCATATAGATGATGTTGAGAAGCTTATGGGGGGGGTGCGGGCTTCGATGGTGTTTACGGATCCACCTTATAATGTGGGATATACTGGAGGCATCCATGCGGATGGAACACAAACAAAACGCCATGCTATTCTTAATGATAAAATGACAAACGAGAAGTTTTATCAATTCCTTTATGATTCATTGGTTAATATGGTAGCATTTACATCGGGAGCTTTTTATGTATGTATGAGCTCATCTGAGCTGCATACCTTACATCAAGCTTTTACACGGGCCGGCGGGCACTGGCAAACATATATTATTTGGGCAAAAGATACTTTCACACTTAGTCGATCTGACTATCAACATCAGTTTGAGCCTATAATGTATGGACTTACCGATGATATATTACAGATTGAAGAGCGCGAGGCTGATATTATATTGTATGGATGGACGAAGCACGCCTGGCATGGTGGCAGGAAACAGGGAGATGTATGGCTTATTGATAGGCCAAAGAAGAGCGAAGAGCATCCCACCATGAAACCAGTTGTATTGTGCGGCAAGGCAATAATAAATTCATCCAAAAGAGATGATATTGTTTTGGATATATTTGGAGGTTCTGGGAGCACACTTATCGCATGCGAAAAGATTAATCGCAAATGTTATATGATGGAGCTGGATCCATCATATTGCCAGGTTATTATAGATAGATGGGAAGAGTTTACCAATAAGAAATCTATAAGGATATAAAATGGCTCAGTCATTGTTGCGTAATAGATATTATTATAGTTCTGCGCCTGGTGGATATGGGCATTTAACTAAAGCTGGGTATCGTAGATTATATGATGCAGGTCAAAAAAGACTTCGTTTTGAACATGATTTGGTATGGGAAGCGCGTAATGGAGAAATACCTGAAGGTAAAGAAATACATCATAAAGATGGTGATAAACTAAATAATCATATAAATAATCTTCAATTGGTTGATGATTTAACTCAAAAAAGAATACATTCTGGTTGTAAATTGATAGATGGTATTTGGTATAAACCTTGTAAAAAATGTAATGTTTATAATTCAGTTGATAAATATTATCAAGTCAAGAGAAGTGGTGGTCAGAATATATATGTGTTTAGTATTTGTAAGCCATGTGCCATATCTATGGCTGTAAAGTTTAAACAAAATGAACGTTTTACAGGCAAAAAAGCAGAGAAAAAACCATGAATACCCGCGGTATAAAAAGGTTTCGTCAATATAGAGCAATATTTAAGAGCTTAAAGGCTGGCGTATCAATTACACAAGCTTGCAAGGATGCTAATATAGATCCTCACACTTTATGGGATTGGCGGCAAGTTAATGACAGGCTTAACCGTAAGGTTCATGGCATCATAGATAGTCGTATTCAGATTGTTGAAGATAAACTTTATAATAAGGCATTAGAAGGTAGCACAGCATCCATTATATTCTTCCTTTGTAATCGCGGCCCAGACAGATGGCACAACGTCGCTGATATCAAGAACATCATCATCAATCAGAACGCCAGAAAAGACGAAGACGATAACAATTTATTAAAGAATAGGCCGGAAAGGATAGTTTTTACCGATGAGAAGATATGATTGCGCAGGAGTTAAGAACTTATATGCCGGGGAAGGCTCGGAGAGCATTAGGCTCGGACAGCAGATACAAGGTATTATACGGAGGGCGTGGAGGAGGCAAGTCGTATGCGATTGCGGATGCGCTCATCGCACTCGCATTGTATTATCCGAAGCGTATTCTTTGCACAAGAGAGATGCAGAACTCAATCAAGGATTCGGTACATCGATTACTGCGGGATAGAATAAATGACCTTAAGCTTGATAAATTCTTCATTATTAATAAAGAGAACATCTACTCCGACATCGGCGCGGAGTTTATATTCAAGGGGCTGCATTCTAATATCAATGAGATTAAATCTACTGAGGGTATTGACATCTGCTGGGTTGAGGAGGCTGAGAAGGTTTCAGAGGATTCGTGGACTATCCTTGTGCCTACCATTCGTGAGCCGGGATCACAGATATGGGTTAGTTTTAACCCGGAGGATGAGAACAGCGCTACGCATAGGCGCTTCATTGTTAATCCGCCGGATGATTGCGCGTCTTGTGAGCTTATATATGAGGATAACAAATACTTCCCTGAGGTTCTGCGCCGTGAGATGGAGTACGATCGCAGGGTTGACCCTGAGAAGTATATGCATGTGTGGCTGGGCAAGTGTAAGAAATATGGCCAGGCATGTATGTTTAAGCGTGTCAGGGTTGAGGATTTCGATGATCCGCCAGCTGATACGCAGTTCTTCTATGGCGCGGATTTCGGGTTCAGCGTTGATCCTACATGCCTCATCAAAATGTTTATCCAGGGGACGAGGCTTTATATTATCAATGAGGCGTATGGGCATGGAGTTGAGATTACAGAGTTACCGGAATTCTTCCGGACAGTACCGGGCGCCGCAGACTGGAAAATCATCGCTGACAGTGAGCGCCCGGACACGATATCTTATTTACATAATGAAGGCTTTGAGATTGAGGGGGCAGAGAAGGGCAAAGGATCTGTGGAGGATGGGATACAGTTCCTTAATAGCTTTGAGGAGATTATTATTCATTCGCGTTGCCCGGGGGCTATCGGGGATTTTAGAAACTGCAGGTGGAAGACAGATAAGACTACTGGCGACATATTGCCGATACCGTTGGATAAATCTAACCATGCGCCAGATGCGGCGCGATATGCTCTTGAGCCGTATATAAAAAGGAAGGTATCATGTTGGGACGTAATCTAAAGAAGGCTACAAAAAAGGTAAACCGAAAAGTCGAGAACGACTTCGAGGGTTGGGCATACGAGACGGGCATGGAGTTCTCGGGCAATCCCATGACTGGGGTGTTCGATGGCATGGGTGTTGGGCCTGGAGGCCAGACATCAGCGTTATCCTCTATCGGCCCGCTAGCATATAATTCCTCATATTACTTTATCAGCATGAATCGTGTTTTGATTACGTATGCGTATGTCATGCATGGCGTGTTGCGCACCCTTGTTGATCAGCCGGTGTATGACGCGTTCCGCGGCGGGCTTGATTTTAAATCGGATGAGCTAGATGAAGAGGATATAAAGAAGCTTAACAAATACCTCAAGGATGAGAAGGTTCTGAAAGCGGTGCAGGATGCGCTGCGTTGGGATAGGCTGTATGGCGGAGGTGGAATATTAATAAACACCGACGAGGATTACACCAAGCCGTTTAAGCCGGAGCGGGTTACGGATAAAACGAAGCTTGCGTTCATCGCAGCGGATAGATGGGAGCTAACGGGACAGGGATTATCTATAGATCAGGATATGGGGCAGCCGCAAGGCGGGTATACAAAGGATACAGGAAGCTTCGATTATTATGGGCGCAGAATACATTCATCGAGGGTTATAAAGGTTGTAGGCGAGGAAGCCCCTGCTCTGGCAAGGAGGAGACTCCAAGGCTGGGGCATGTCTGTCATAGAGTGCGTGCTTCGGGAGATAAACCAATATCTCAAAAATCAAAACGTGCTTTTCGAGCTTCTTGATGAGGCGAAGATAGACGTTTATAAGTTGAAAGACTTTAATAGTAAGGTGCTTTCGAAGCTCGCGCAGGGCAAGGTGGTTAAGCGTATTACGATGGCTAACATGCTGAAGAACTTCTCTAACGCTATCATGATTGACGCGGAGGATGATTATGAACAGAAGCAGCTCACGCTTACGGGCATCGCGGAGACGCTGGTTCAGATCAGGATAGGCATCGCGGCTGCGGTTCGCATGCCGGTTACGAAGCTGTTTGGGATATCGGCAAGCGGCTTCAATTCCGGTGAGGATGATATAGAGAATTACAACACCATTGTTGAGCATGAGAGGGAGAGGGCGCGATATATATTAAACGAGGTGCTGCCGATATGCTGCAGGCATCTGTTTGGGTTTGAGCCGGAGCTTGATTATGAGTTTAAGCCGCTTCGGGTCCTTACGGCGGTGGACGAAGAGAATGTCAAGAACAGCAAGTTCAACAGGCATTCTACGCTGTGGAGCCAGGGGTTCTATACAGATGAGGAGTATGCGCGGTCGCTCAAAGAGGATAGGATAGTGCTTATGGATACAGAGGTATCGCGGGGTATACGTGAGGTTGAGCCGCCGATGACGCCTAGTGCGGCATGGCAGAACCCGCAGCAGGTGGCGGCGCCGAAAAAGGTTACAGAAGAGCCGAGATGATTAAGGTATTGAGGCCGATACATGACAAGAAAGAGTATTCAGAGGCTGTGGCGCACAGGTTAGAGGCACAGCTTTACGATGTTATATTCAGGCCGCTCTTTGAGATTTTAGGAATGAAGACTCCGAAGCGGGTCAACAGCGTAGCGGATATCAAGAACGCCATACGCGCGGGCCGGATATATTGGATAGATGGGTACTTTTACGGTACGTTCAATGCGGTGGTGGCGCGCAGCCTACGGGCCCTTGGAGCGCGGTTTATTGCGTCAAAGAAGGCGTACAGGCTCGATATAGCGCGGATTCCGATGGATATGCGCACTGACATCGCGCTGGGCAAGGGCATGCTGAAAACAAAAACAGAGCGAATCCTGCGCTCCTTAGAGGCGTCCTCTAAGATGAAACTTATCATCGGCGCAGGAGACGCGGCTGTATCTATTGTTGACAGCCTTAATGAGCAGGCAGTGAAGACGTTTAAGGTGCTGCCGGAGAGCTTGCAAATCCCCATGGAGCTTACCGCGCGGCAGCGCAAGGAGCTCATTACTACGTATCAAGAAGGCCTGGAGGGGTATTTAAACGAGTGGAAAGATGAGCAGATTGAGCGGTTGCGATTAAAGACAGAAGAGAATGCGGCGCAAGGTTATCGTGCGGATAGGCTGGCGGATGTTATCAAGTCGGAGTTTGGGGTATCACGTAACAAGGCTAAATTCCTCGCGCGGCAGGAGACAGGGTTGTTCGTATCTAAGTATCGAGAGATGAGATATAC